CTTGAACGCCTGGAAATGGGCTCACTACGACACCTTCTTAGTTTTGGGTTGCTTGTCAATCTCAGTCACGTCAGCGAGCTGGCCCGCATTCAATGCGATCGTCAACGCGTGACCTTCTTTGGCTTCGGCAGTCTCACCCGGTGCGAGCGCTGCTCCACCTGGGACGTCTACTGCGTGACCCGTGATGTTCTGGACTTTCATGCGGCGCCTTCTGTGCTCAGCGGAGTTGATTGCACTGTCCCGAAGTTCCCCGGCTCTAGGCATGGGTCAACGGGCACTGTCTGAACTCCGAGACTTACATCAACAACATTTGCGATTTCGACGCCAAAACTGACTACGCCACTGGCAATGGTACGTGAATCCTCTACACCTAATTCGTTATATGACTCGTCAATCCATCGGATTCCAAGTGCATATCCGCCCAACGATGGGTGCTGCAATAGAGCCGAGCGAGCAGCGGCTGTGTAGTAATTAACTAAATCCATCGTGGAATCCCAGTCATTACCCGAAACAATGCTGGCTACCGCTATTGCCCATTCAGCGTTGTAGCGGCTGCCGTGCTTCTCCGGCGATGGCAACAAGCCAGGACTGACAACGATGCAGCCGGGTAGCTGATCCTCGGGCCAGTGCTCAACTTCTACCGATGAGCGCCACGAGCGGTACTTGGGAAGGTCACAGCGGCCTTTGGACGCGTTTACTGACACTTCGCCGAGATACGACGGCATCCAGAGTTTGAGCGTATCCATCGCTGCGTCACGAACATCTGCGCCGGTAACGATTGGGCCGAAGGTCGTCATCCTCTGCCAACGATCTGGCGCTGGATGACTTTGGTCCACTCACGCTTTTCGGTTTCCGTGAACTCAATGACCTTACGTCGGGGCAGCGGATTTCCAGACTTCGGTTTCTGGTGTGGGCCTGCGTACTCAACAGAGGTTCCGAAAAACACTTCATCGTTCGTCACTCGCTTGATGGCGCCTTGTCCCGAACCCGTAAGCGAACTGCGCAAGCGCCCTGACGCATGCATGATGCGCGGGTCTAAGCCATTGCGTTCTTTGAAGGCCACCGTTGCTGGCTTTAGAGCCTTCCACCCGCCAGATCCACTGGCGCCCTGGGTGTTGAACTGACGCTTGTTCATCTGAAGGAACCGCTTGTGCAGGTCCTCAAAGGCCGGGCGCATGTTATTCGCCCGTTCGCCAAACCTGACTAGCGTTCGCTCAACTTCCTTGTCACCGAAAACGTCAATGGAAATGCGCATCAGAAACGGGAGCCCCAACCGATCAAGCCCCCGGCATCGATCGGGAATGAGTAGGACGGCATCGAGACGTCACCCTCGCCCAGTTCATCGCCGGATAGGAACTCGCCCACCTGAACCGATAGACGTTTCAGCGCGGCGTCATACCGTTCTTTGAGCTGTTCGTAAGGGGAATTGCGGTTGATCTGCTCGGGGAAGTAGGTCAGCTCCACCCACAACGCTCCACCCAACGCAGCAACGCGTCTCGCTACTGGTTGCAAGATGTCCGGCACGTCACCTACCTCGGCGGCTATTTCTTCCGAAGCAGTCTGAATTAGGGCGTCTACCTGCGCGGCGGTTGGCCGCGTCAGGCTATTGAACGTTCCTGCTTCGTTGCCGTTTGTATCCTTGGTCCGAGCACGAATGTAAGCAGCCACATCGGCTACCGATGGTGCCCAGTCGGGATCAACCATTAGGCCGAAGCGTTCGCCTCAGAGATTGCGGTGAGCCGGGTAACCAGTGTGGTGCGTGGCTTGTCGCTGGCCTGCTCGGCCTCAAGAATGCGCGATGCCAAAGCAGGGGAAGCCTTCTCGGCATAAGCAGCAATCTCGGTTACCGAGCCGCTGGCAACAAACTGGTCTACTTCGGCGTCACTGGTTTCGTCCGTGATGCCGCCCAGATCGCCGCTGCGTGCTGTCTCGCCGCCCGGTGCTACAAGAGCACCCAACTTGTCGAGACGTGCCTCGTCCTCAGCCGTCAGGTCAACGGTCTGGCCGTGGAACCCGTAGGCAGGTGCGCCTTCGAGGTCATAGGTGACTACTGCGTTACGGATAATGCGTTCGCTCATGCGCCGAGTCCTGTCACTTTAAGAAGGCCCATTGGGTTGTCGATGAAGAACAACGGACGTACCGAGGATTGAACCCAAGTGCGCTGTGTCTCCTGCTCACGCCATGCTTCGGTGCCAAGTGGGGATTCCACTCGGTACTCGCCGACGTTGCCACTGGACACGACATAAGCGGTGCCCACAGCGACTTCCTGCGTGGCAAAGATGGTGGTGATTCCAAAGTCACGAGCAATTGCGTCGATTCCACCCGGTACGCCCTGGTATGCAACACGCAAGCGAGAGAGCTGAACGGGGTTGATGATCCACGTATCGAAGATGGTTCCCTGCTCACGTTGATCAGCCAAAAGTGCAACAGCAGCGAAGTCCGCAATGGGAGTAGCTGAGTTAGCGGTAGGCGTCGAGCCATTCAGCTGGATGTTCGACCAGTTCTGCCCGGTGACGGTGGCAGCACCGGCCAAACCGGTGATCTTGGCCTCGAACTCTTCGATCGCACGCTGATTGAGCTTGCGGATGATCGTGTTACCGAGCTGAGTCGTGTGACGGAACAGCATCCGTGCGTCATTGCGGTCACGTGCTTCATCGGTGATGAAGAACTTTCCACCCCACTTCTCAGGGGTAGCGATCTTGACCGATCGACGATTGGTGGTGACAAGTGGGAACTCGGCACCGGGCTCGACACGCTCAACGTCACGAGTCGTGTAGAGGTCATTCGCCGCCATTTCCTCATAAATAACGCCGCCACCAGTGACGCCGCCACCGTTGGAAAAGACGCGGTCCAAGATGAATCGCTTGCGGTCGATGTTCAGGAACTCGCCGAGGAATCGGGTCACATAGGCAGGCTGGTTAAGCATCCTGTCCACGGTGATCCGTGTATCGGTAATTGTTGCTGGCCCCAGCGGGTAGGCAACTGAATTAGTAGGCATCCTCGATACTCCTTAGAAAAGCTTCACTTGAGCTTCGGCACCGTCAACGGCGGCCGAGAGGGCAACGCCAACGGCAACACCTGTAGCTGTTGCTGGTTGCGCCTTGGCCTTACCATTTAGGCCGACGATGATGTCAACGCCTGCGGTGATTGCACCATCTGCCGTAACCGGGACAACGGCGCCAGTCGTGATGATTGGCACCTTGTCGCCTACCGGGCTGTCATAGACAGCTACACCGAAGGCACGAAGGTTGGCTGCACACGGAGCGATAACGATGTTTCCGCCGTTAGCCGTGTTTGCCAACGCTGGTCCTGATTGACGATTCGCCGAGATAGCGACGAATGTCTTACCGGTTACAGCCGTGCCGACCTGGGCAGTGAGGTCGCTACCAGGCCGGTAGAAGGGGATGCACTCGTTGTCGTATTTAGCCATTATGCGTCTGCTTTCGCACGGTTAGGAAGGAAGCTGAATAGGTAGGCATCTTCGGCAGCCGTAGCGGATACCTGGGTATCTTCGCCATGACCAACCTCTGTGAGAGGAACAAGGCCGTCGGCCAGACCAGCAATGGTGGCCTTTACGCCTTCTGGGTCAGCGTCATACGCCTTAGCCCAATGCTCTTTGCGGGCGGGGGGGAACTTGCCTGCATTGATTGCGCTGGCGAGCACCTGGTCACGTGTGCGGGTCTGCTCTTGCGCCCAGAGCACGTCTGCACGACTGGCGGCAACCTTGAGCCCTTCGAGAACCGTCTTTTCGACTGGCACTACTTCGGGATTTGGGACCGTGGGAACGGTTACAGGCTTCTTGTCAACGTTCGGGTCTGCGCCCGGTGCTGATTCGTCAGGAGTTACCTCCGTGCCGGGGATCTCGGTGCCCTCTTTGCCTGGGTCTGTGACCGGTGGCTGAGTTTCGAGCGTTACCAATGCCGAAAGGCGCTTGGCAATATCGTCCTCGGTTGCATCGGCCTTTAGACCAATAGCTTCGAGTTGCGCTGGCGTCATAGAGTCGCCCTCCTGCGTTTCTTTAGCGTTATTCGAAAGCGTAATAGCAGTTGATTCAGCTTGTGAGCTAAATACGACACTTTCTTTTTGACCTTTAGCGGCAATACCTGTCGTGTCTATATACGCCAATTCAACCTGTGTGCCTTCGCCGAACGCAACATTCTCTGCGTCGACTGAGTACGGAATGCGATAGAGCGTGCCGTTATCCGCCTCGACAATTACCTGTGCGGGCGTGAACTCGATGCGGTGAATCCATGCGTCGTCACCGAGCTGCTTGTAATAGGCCCTGCGAATTTCATCTGGTCCGACTGATGCGTTGACTTTCTTAGCCATTACTTCCTCCAATGGGGTGGCGGTGAAATAGTCACCGTCGCCTGATGCTGCGGCCACCATTTGCACGTCCTCGATGCTCTCTGCGCCGAACACCGCACGAATGTCCTCAAGGGTCGTGATGGCGGGGTATTCCTCGCCCAGCAATGACAGAGCTGTTATTGCTAGATCGTGCTTCTTGCCGGTGGCGCTGGTGTAGTTGAAAAAGCCCTCAAAGGACCGACGTGGGTAGGCCGTAGGGAGGGCAGCAGCAAGCCACGACGGAACACCTGTCAGGTCACCCAGCAGCGTCATGCCGTTCTCGGAGACATGGAGGTTGGTCAACCGGCCGAATGACGGTTGGCCGTCGCCGTTGCCGTTGAATCGCTCGTCGGTGTGGCCAAGCTTCAGGATTGGTGCCCGCACTCCTGGGTCATCCATAGCAGCCACTGCCGCGATCAGGTGCTTCGGCGTGACCGTGAAGTCGCCCGTAGACGCGTGCCAGTCCTCGCCTACCTCTAGAACCTCTATGTTCGGAATCGTCTTAAACGTGCTCATAATCCAGTCCTTTAGGCGAATGCAGATGTGACTATCGAGCCGAACACAGCGCTGCCCGTAGTCGAGGGGCCGGTCTCCGAATCGTGTACAGCCTGTGCGGTTGAGGCTGCCCCACCGGCAGCGGTCTGAGAGAAATCGACCTGCATGTAAATGTATTGACCCGCTGCGATTGTGATAGCGGGTAATGATCCAGTCCAGGTCACCCTTACGCCGAGGTTGCTGTTGTTCGCTGCGGTGTAGTCGGCGCTCACATACCTGCCGATGGACTGCACCGACGTTACAGCTGTGGTGGTTGCCGTTACCTTCCACAATGTGATGGCGCACTTCTGGGTCGGGGTAGTGACGCTTGATTCGTGAACTTGAACGTTGAACGTCCACGTCCCTGCCTCATACGTGCCGGTTGTAGTCGCCCCTGTGGTGTCGTAGATCCAGCCTTTGTTGGCTATAGCGGTAACCGAGGTTGGTGCGGTCTGCCCGACAGCCCCCGGAGTGACAACAATTGATGCGCCCGTGGTGCTGGCTCCAAGCTTCACTCCACTTGACATCTGGCCTGCGCCTACGGTCTGATTGAGCGATCGCACCGCTGTAGCGGCACTAACCACTGTGGACTGCGTAGAGCGCCAGTAGAGGGTGCGTGGCGTACCGCCACCTGCAGCAGCAGCGGGGGGCGGTTGTACTTGCATGAAGGGAATCGTGGGCGTCATGCTGCGGTGTCTCCGGTCAGCAACCACTCTGCTGCCGTGCCTGTTCCGTTAGCAGTAACGATCAGAGTGCACGCGGCGTATTGACCAGCCGATTTTATATGATTCTGACGGTTGATCCTTGTTGCTCCGGCTGCTGGCGTGAAAGAGATTTGC